CATCAAGGGCCAGTGGGACAAGCTGGGCACCGACAAGGCCCGCGCCCTCTTCATCCAGAAGGCCTTCGGCAAGGCGGACCTCGACACCATCAAGGGGATCAGGACGCTCCTCTCCGGCGACTCCCTCGGTAAGGTCCGGCAGTTCACCCAGGACATCGGCAACGCCGGCGGCACTCTGGAGCGCGACCTCCCGGACGCGATCGCCAATGCCGTCGACCAGACCGGCCGACTCAAGGCCAACCTGCGCGAGGCCGCCGACAGCTTTGCCCAGCCGGTCAACAAGACCCTCGCCGACCTGATCCAGTGGACCATGGACAGCAAGAAGAACGGCGGCCTTGACCTCTCCGGGAAGGAAATGCTCTTCGGTGGCGGCGCCCTGGGCATCGGCACCCTGCTCACCGCCCGCTACGGCGGCAAGGCGATCGGCTCCATGGCCAGCCGCTTGCTGGCAAAAGGGGGGAGTACTGCGATCGGCGTAGCCGAGGGCAAGGCGCTCGAAGCCGCTGCCGGCATCACCCCCGTCTTCATCACCAACTGGCCTGCAGGCGGGATGCCTGGAGTAACACCTGGTGTTTTGCCGACTGGGGCGAAATTCGCCGGATTTGCAGGCCTTGGTGTCACCGCCGCCGTAGTCGCCGCCCCCCTGGTCGCCAAGGTGATCAGCGACTCGCAGCGCCGCAACGGTTGGGACAGCCAAACCTTCGGCCGGGGCAGCAAGGAGCACGAGGTGATGGGGATCGGCGGCCGCCGTGGGGGCGCTGGCCCGAAAAACGAGATCCAGGTCGACGTCCACTTTGACGAACTCGGCCGCGCCTTCACCAAGGTGAACAGCATGGACACCACCGTCAAGACCGGCGGCAACCGGGGCAGCTTCTTTGACGCCCTGACCACCACCAGGGGTATGTGATGGCCGAAGACCTTTACCCGGCACAACTGGACGGCTACGACCTGGAGATCGAGACCCTCGACGACCGCTTCGAGAACGCGATCGTGCGGCATGAGTTCCCCAAGACGGCCGGAGCCCTGCTGGAAAACATGGGGCAGAAAGCGCGGAGCGTAAGCATCCGTTGCTATTTCTGGGACCATGGCGACCACATGACCTACGCCGACCATGTGGACTTCATCAACCACCTGAAGAGCACCGAGCTGTCCGAGCTGGTCCACCCCCAGTACGGCTCCATCAAGGGGATGATCGAGACCTTCAGCGTCCGTCACGACGACCGCGACATGACGGCCGAGGTCGACATCACCTTCATCGAGGAGTTGCGCGGCACCACGGCGGGCATCGAGTACGAGGACGTGGAAGCGGCAGTTGAAGAGGCCGTTGTCAACAGCCAGGAAGAACAGATGGACGCCTTCGCGGCGGAGGTCCGGGCAGAGCTTGGCGCCGAGTCGGTCGGCATCCTGGAGCAGGTCGTCGACCCCGCCCAGGGGATCTACACCCAGTTCCAGGGCTACAGCCAGCGCGCCAAGAACTACCTGAAGAAGGTCGACACCTTCGTGGGCACCGCCGAGGGGACCTTGCTCGATGTCGCCAACCCGGCCAACGGCATCATCTCCACCATCAACTACGGCACCAACCTGCCAGGGCGCGTCATCGGTTCCCTCGCCCGCTGCATCGAGCGCTACGTGGCTATGAACGATTCCATCAAGGGAGCGCCCAGCCGCTTCCTGGGCAACCTGGAGCAGGCCATGCTCGACCTGGAGTCAAAGGCCGGCTTCGGCAAGCATCTGCACGCTGGCTTTTCCATTCAGGCCGCCCAGACCATAGCCGGCGTTTACAAGGCAGACGAGGCGTCGCGCCAGCAGGTCCGCAAAAGCGAGACCACCGTGAGCTTCGACACCCAGGGTAATTACCGCGCCACCGCCGCCACCGAACCGATCCTCACCATCAACGAGCTGGAGGCCTCCCTGGCCAAGCTGCGCACCATGCTGCAGACGGCAATCGACGAGAACCGCTCCATGGAGAGCCTGAAGGCCATGGCGGGGAGCCTGCTTAGCCACATCAACACCATCAAGCTGGAGCGCGACCGCATCATCACCGTCCTTCTGGACAACCCCATGCCGCTGCACCTGGTCTGCCACCGCTACGGCCTGAATTACAACTACGCCGCCCGGATCGCCAGCATCAACCGCATCAAGAACCCCAACTTCACCAGCGGCGAGGTGCAGATCTATGGACGATAAGGTCTACCTGCAGATAGCCGGCAAGCGCATCGAGAACTTCGAATCCTACAGAGTCGAAGCCGATCTCTACAATGCTGATGATGCTTTCTCCCTGGAGCTTTCCAATCCGGAGTCTGACGTCAAAGCCGGTATGCGCTGCCAGCTGTACGTGAACGATACTATCGAGCTGGACGGGATCATCGACCGGGTGGCCAAGGGGTACTCCAAGCGGGGGACGCGGCTTAGCGTGGACGGCCGGGACCTGATGGGGCTCCTGGTGGACAGCTACGCCGAGGACTTTGTCACGGTGGAGGGCAAGAAGGTAAAAGACCTCGCCGAGATGATGATAGGCAAAACGAGCCGTCACCCAGCGCTTCCTTTCCTCAGTCGCATCCCCATTGAGTACCAGAAGAACTTTGTGGGAAAGGGGCGGGGCAAAAAACAAACCGTATCGCAGCCGCTCATTGCCTTTCTGGAGACTGCCCAGAAGATCAGCCACATCGAGCAGGGGATGACCGTATTCGAGGTCCTCCGGAGCTACGCCATGAGCCGCGGGCTCATGTTCTGGATGGAGTATACCAAAGCCGGTCCTCAGTTCGTTTTCGGCAGGCCGGTAGCCAAGGGCAACGCCAGCTACACGTTGGCCCATCTAGAGAGCGGGGCAGGCAACAACGTACTTGCCGGCGAAGAGGTAGTCGATTACTCCCGCCGCTATTCCAAGGTCACCGTTTACTCCCAAGGGCAAGGACATCAGGACCACGGGCTGAACGCCGCCGCCGTAAATGGGAAGGCCGTCCGCGAAGACGCCGATTTCCCCTTCTACAAGCCGTTCGTGACGAAACTCACCAACGATTCGCAGAGCCCCGCCCTCCATGCGCGGCTCTTGTTGGAGAAGCAGCGCCACGACGGGTACCAGCTGCACTATACCGTACAAGGGTATTCGCAGGACGGCCAAAACTACCGCATCAACGAGTTGGCTCTGGTCATTGATGAGAAGTTCGGTCTCTCCGATTACTTTCTCATCTTCGGCCGCACCTTTGAGCGGAGCAAAGACCAGGGCAGCGTGACGCGTCTCAAGCTCGGTAGACCGGGGTTGGTGGCATGATCAGGGGCATAGTCACCAGCGTGGTAGAGGGAGTCATCAAGCGATTTACCGCAAGCGGCCGCGCCGACGAGACCATCTCGAACCGCGAGTACCTGCAGCACTACGGCTACACTTCGCGGCCGCTGCCCGGCGCCGAGCTGATTATCTTGCGGGAGGGGAACAATATCATCGCAGTCGCCTCAGACGACCGCCGTTACCGCATCAGCCTGGAGAACGGCGAGGTGGCCCTCTACACCGACGAGGGTGACAAGATCCACCTGAAGCGCGGCCGCATCATCGAGATCACCGGCGGCGAGAAAGTCGTCGTCAGCACCAAGGTAGCCGAGATCAACGCCAGCGTGAGCGCCACCATCACCTCTCCGGAGGTCACCGTCGTGGCGTCGACCAAAGTGATCCTGGACACGCCGATGACCGAAATCACCGGCGAGCTGGCCGTAACCGGCGCCGCCACCTTTGCAGCCACCCTGGTGGCATCCGGGGCGCTTTCCTCTGCCGTCTCCATCTCCGACCCGACCGGCAGCATGGGCACCATGCGCGAGATCTACAACAACCACACTCACCCGGAGAACGGCACCGGCGGCGGCACCACCAGCGCGACCACCCAGGGGATGTAAATGGACTTCGCCATCGTCATGAATAACGGCCAGGCCGAGCAGACCTTCGAAAAGGCGACGGATATCTTCAACAACATCTACCTGAGTCTTGCCATCAAAAAGGGGAGCTGGTGGCTGGATACCAGTTTCGGCCTGCGCGATCGCGGCCGCATGAAGAACACCGAGGCTAACGCCCGACTGGTCCGCCAGGATTGCAAAGAGGCGCTGCAATGGATCATCGACAACGGCCGCGCCACATTCATCGAGGTCACCGTCGAGCGCGATCGCAGCCAGGACCTGAACCGGCTGAAGATCTTGGTCGAGGCCACCCAGACCGACGGCAAGAAGGTGACCTTCGAGACATTTAAAGAGGTGGTTTAATGCCCTTTCAAAAGACCTTCGATGAACTGTTAAACGCGATTCTGACCGACTATCGGAACCAGTTCCCCGAGGCCGACACCTCCAAAGGATCGCTCATCTTCATCCGGGCGAGCGCGCTGGCCTCCAGCCTTTGGGGCCTGCATCAGCATCAGCAGTGGATTGCCAACCAGGCGTTTCCGGACACCTCCGACATCGAGGCGCTGGAACATCACGCCTGGCTTCGCGGCGTCATCCGCAAGCCTGGGGAAGCCCCTGCCGCCCTCCTCGCCCGCCTGCTTGACTATCTGCGTCGCCCACCTGCAGGCGGCAACCGGTACGACTACGTCAAGTGGGCGCTGAAGATCACCAACGTGACGGCAGCCTACTGCATCTCCCTGGGGCAGGGGCCGGGCACCACCGACGTGGTGATCGTCGCCGACAAGACGACCACCGGCTCCGACATTCCGGACCAGGATCTGCTCGATGAAGTCAAGACCTACATCGATGATCAGCGTCCGGTGACGGCAAAATACACCCGCGTGCTGCCGCCAACCATTCTGACCCAGGACGTCACCATTAACGCCATCGGGCTGGGCGCCAACAAGCCGCAGATCGCAACCGATGTAGCCGCCTATATGAACAGCTTCATCCCAGGGCAGGTCCTGTATCGCAGCCGGCTGGTGAATATCGCACTGCTCAACGGAGCCGACGACGCGGTAGTCACCGTGCCGGCGGCCAACATCGTGCCGACCACTACCCAGATGATCCGACCGGGAGAAATCAGTGTTCCATAGCGAAGCCCTGAAATCATTGATACCAGCGCGGCTTGACGGTCAGTTCGAGGCCGACCTCTTCGTCGAGGGGCGTGCCCTTGACAGCATCGATGAAGCGTCAGAGGCGCTGCTAGCCGAGTTGTCCCCCGCCGCCGCCTACGAAACCCTCGCTACTTGGGAGCGTGTCTACGGTTTGGCGCCCGCCCTGGACGACCCTCTGCAACTGCGCCGGAACCGGATCGTTCAGAAGATGCGCGATCTGGGCCGTCTCGATTTAGCGTATTTCGTAGGTTTGGGGCTAGCGCTAGGTTTTACCATCGTCATCGACGAGCTACGCCCATTTATGGCTGGATGGGGAGAGGCCGGGGATGAGCTTGGAGATGATGATTCGGACTGGTGTTGGCGAGTTTGGTACCGGGAAAGCGATAACGGCTACTACTTTCGCGCCGGCGAGTCGGAGGCAGGTGAGTATCTGAGTTACGGCTATTTTGAGGTGTTGCAGGATCTGTTCAACGACCTGAAACCTGCCGATACCTTTATCGAGTTTTTAGAGTTTTAACACGGAGGGTACATGGAACGGATAGAAAGCATTGACGGGCTTTTCCACGAGGGTAACCCCGCTAGCGGGCAGAAAGGTACTAAAGCAAAAGCATCCTGGTTCAACAACGTGCAGGAGGAGTTAGTCGCCGTTATCGAGGCCGCCGGTGCCGAACTTGCTGGAGAACAGCAGGATCAGCTGTTAAAAGCACTGCTTTCCGGCAAATTGCAGGGTGTTCTTTTTGCCAGCCAATATGCCACTTTGGCCCTTGCCGATGCAGCAGCTTTGGCAGCTGGCAAGCTGCTGGTGATTAACACCTCCTGGGATCTTGTACCTGCCACCCTTTCTGCAAAGATCATGATGCTGCCAGGGGGTGTGTTGGATGATGATGGGTCTGTGGCCATCGTCGACGAATTCCAGGGTGCCCCTGGTTGCATTGGGATAAACCAAACTGTAACAGGGCTTACCGGCACAATCCATGGCTCATGGTTTGGAGTCACAAAAGATGGTGTCACCAACGATCAGGCAGCTGTTGATAAAGCTTTTGCCTCCGGCCTTGATAACACCGTGGTGGATCTGCGCGCCCCTAAGAGCCACATAAAATATGGCACAGGCTCCGTCAACCCTATCCCTGATCGGCTGATAGAAAAGGGGGATGTTAGCTTTGGTGTCACAGACACAATCCGCACTCCCAGGCCCTCCAGCTTTTTGGCAGGTGACACTCACAATGAGGCTTTGGCTTTAGGCCTTTACCGGAGATATCTTTATACCTCTGGCAATTCCGCCCTGCAAAGCGGATTTCTCCTGGATCTGAATGTGCACGCTGATGTGGGGGCGACCTCCACCAGCGCAGCCGGATTCCAGGTTAAAACCAAGCTCTCCACTGAGGCCCCACACCAGTTTGCCTTTCACAATTTTCAGAGCTACCTGGAGAGCTCATCAGGCAGCCCCTCTGAGCCCACAGCCGGGTATTTTGCCTGCTACGCAACCGGAGGCGGCACCCCTTGGGGCCTGGTTGTGGCCTCACATGCAACTGGTGGGAATCAGGCAAATCATGTCTACGGTATTCAGATTGAGGTGAGTCATGAAACGGCTCCTTATGTCTCAGGCAAGGGCCTTTCCATCTGGGCCAGAATCCTTAATGCAGTAGGTGGGGCCATCGGTGGTGTCGTAAAATATGGCCAGATCATCTGGGGGGAAAGGGGTTATGAATACGGCAGTCTGGTAACAAACAAAGGTGATAGAAACGAGAATGAAACTCCTCATTTTGGCTCTATAGATACCGGATATGCTGTTGAGGGCTCTGATCGGGTGTATCTCGAATACGCAGCAGCTGGCATCGTTCCAATTGCCGTTGGAGATATCATCGGGGCAGGCTCCAGTGGCAGAACAGCCACCATCACCCATGTTTCGGTTGAAACTGGCTCTTGGGCAGCTGGCACAGCAACCGGCAAACTCTGGACTGCAAACGCAAGCGGGGCTTTCATTGTCGGTGAAGATCTGTTTGTGGCCGGTGTAAAAAGGGCAACGGGTGATGCAGACTGGAGGAGCGTGGGAAGTATCACGACAGGTTTTAGGGCCTCCAATGTCACAGACAAAGCCTTTTGTGTTACTGATGCAGCGGGAAACACTGTATGGGCTGTTTCGGGCAAAGGGGTGACAACCAAAAATTTCAATCCTGCGACCGATGCCGCCACAACTATTGATGCCTCCCTAGGTGAGGTGTGTGAGATTGCAGCCTCAGCTTTAGGTTGCAACATCACCGACATTCTGAACCCTGGTCTTTACCAGGAGTTAACGATAATTGGGGGAGGCGGGGCCACTCCTTCTGTTGTAAAGCACAACCTGGGTGCCGGGGGCACAAACATCAGCCTGCCTAATGGGGATTGGACGGGGCTGGCTGGCCATGTGCTCAAGTTGGTTTGGAATGGCCAGTGGAGGGAGGTAACAAGAACTTAAAGCTGTGATACTGGGCAACATCCGTATGTGCGCCGTCCTGCACGATTAAATAAAGAGAAGCGACCGGGCCATGTTAGAGCATGACCCAGCCATCCAACCCACAACATGCCTGTGAGCCAGACCGAGGCTTCCCACTCTGATCAGAGCGGGCGGAGCCTAACATAAACTGGTGCTAACTGTAAAGCAGCGAGGCTCACGAAATGTACAAACCCGTAATACCATGGATAGGTGGCAAGCGCCGCCTGGCCAAAGAGATACTCCCGATGTTCCCGAAGCACACCTGTTACTGCGAACCCTTCTGCGGCGGCGCCGCGATGTTCTTTATGAAGGAGCCGTCAAAGGTAGAAGTGCTCAACGACTTCAGCAGCGAGCTGGTCGCCCTCTACCGAGTGCTGCAGCACCACCTGGAAGAGTTCATTCGGCAGTACAAGTGGGCGCTGGTCTCCCGGCAGATGTTCGAATGGCTCACCGTGACACCGCCGGCAACATTAACCGATATTCAGAGAGCCGCGAGGTTCTTCTACTTGCAAAAGATGGCCTTCGGAGGGAAGGTCAACCGCCGCACCTTCGGCACCGCAACCACGAGTCCGCCCCGACTCAACCTCACCAGGATCGAGGAGGACCTGAGCCAGGCCCACATGAGGCTGGCCAGGTGTTACATCGAGAACCTCGACTGGCAGCAATGCATCAAGAAGTACGACCGGCCCGGCACACTCTTCTTCCTGGACCCGCCGTACTGGAAGACCGAAGGTTACGGCGTCCCCTTCGGCATCGAGCAATACCACCTCATGGCCGAGCACATGCGGACCATGAAAGGCAAGGCGATCCTCACCATCAACGACCACCCGGAGATGCGAAAGATCTTCGAGGGCTTCACGATCAAGGACGTCGAGATCAGCTACACAGTAGGAGGCGGCGGCAAGAACAACAAGAGCCGGGAGATGGTCATAAAGACGTGGACCTAATAGCGTAGGGGTGGTGGCTTGGAGGCCAAAAGTCCGGCAGGAAGCGGAGCCAGGCACCACCAAAGAGAAGTCCGAAAACAAGCAGCAAAAAAAGTCATATAAAAGTGACAATCATTATCAATACATAGAGCAAACCAAGGCGGATTTAACGAGGCTTCAACCCCCGTTGAATCCGCCTTTTTACAGAAGCACCTCACTGCCAAAGCAACCGCGAATCACTGCCAAACCAATCGCCGCGCAACACTCAATGAGATGATTCAGTATACGTGAATACATTAAAAGCACAGCTATTTGTGTTGTTTTGTTTATGCTAAAGTCGTTTGATTTCGAGTGTATCAGCAAGTAAATCAATGGGTTGATCTTTTGATA